TAACTAAACCAAAAGTAGTGACACGACCAAACCCATTTAAAGCAATAGGTTCTGTTGCTACACCAACAATAGCATTTTCATCGGTAATACCAGCAATAGTAGGCGCAAAAGTAATAACGCCACTAGCACCTACTGTGCCCGTATGGTAAACAATTTGTAATGGACTATCAGTAATTGCGGCACTAGCTTTGCCATAAATAAACAGTTCTTCACCAATTTGTTGAGTAATGTTGCCACCACCCATGCCAGCGTTCCAGCTACCCGTAGTGCCGTCATACCACATCTTTCCTGCGGCTAAAGTTACTGCTGAACCGTTGCTAAATTGCTGGGAAAGGATACCGCTTGCATTGCCTGTGTCATCAATTAGGGTTACGCTGTTTTGAATCAGCTTGCCAGTAGTCGTGTCAAACCTAGCTACTGCGTTATCTGTTGCGGATGCTGGGCCAACCACATCGCCACCTAAAGATGGACTAGAGTTTGTAATGACGCCAGTTGTGCTGTTGTAGCTAATACCTGTGCCAGCACTTACAGAAGCCCTAGCTTTAGCGGTTGTAAAGTATTCGTTTGTGCCTTCAGCAATGTTTGTGGTTGTAAGTACTACTGTTCCAGTTAATCCGTTGACAGAAGTTACTGCATCGGTGTTGTCCACCTTTTGCCAAACAGACCCATTAAATACTGCCCAATCACCAATGACCCAATCAGTAATGCCATTAAGGTTAGTGCTACCAGCAACATTGACAACATAGTAATAACCTTTAGTGCCAACAGAAGAAGTAAGGGTAGGTGTATTAGTGCTTGCATTCCATGTTCCCTGATAACTTAACGCGCCCAAAACTGCGGCTGGAAGCTGGCTAACTGGCACTGTTCCACCACCATCTAAGGTGGCAACGCCATTAGCTACGCCTTTTTCTGTAGTAGGAATGTACCCAGTAATGGCCACGCCTGACATTGTTCCACCAGTAATAGCCACATTGTTGGCGTTTTGGGTGGACATTGTTCCCAAGCCTGTTACATCCGTACTTGGAATGGTTGTGGCAGCCGTCATAGCAGCCGTGCCGTTACCCTTTACATAACCAGTTAGGGTTGCTGCACCTGTACCACCGTTAGCAACTGGTACTGTACCTGTTAGTACATGGTCATTATTCCAATCTGATGGTTCTATAAGCGTGTCATCACCGCTATCAGGTATTGCAGATACCTTTAAATGCTTTACGGTAATAGCCATTATTGAACTCCAGCAATTTTACCGTCAGGGCCACGAATTACAGTTTTAGGTTGATTTAGTTTTTCAAGCAATTGCGCTAACAACTGGGTCATTTGTTGATTGCTTAAATGTAAGTTTTCAATAACTGGCTGCAATGGGTGGTTTTTCATTTCTGAATATCCTAAGTTGTCTTGAATAATAGAAGCCATGTGTACACTGTCCATATAGGCTTGTTCACCCGTATCTAAACCAGCACCAATACGGGCAGTTTCAATTTTAGTAGCATTGTCTAGGTAAGTCACCAACAAGTCTTTTTGGGTTTGTGCATCTATTTTTAGCTGCTCAATTCTGTAAGTATTTTCTGCTTCTTTGTCGTTGCGTTCAGCTTCCAAACGGAATTTAATAGCGTTTTCTTGGGCTTGCATTTCTTGTTTAGCCCGTTCAGTTTCAATTTGGGCCTGCATACGCTGCTGTTCAAGCTGAGTTTCCATTTGCATTCTTTGGGCTTCTGCTTGTTGCTGCATCTGCACCTTCTGAATTTCAATAGGTGGCTGTTTAGGCTGGCCTTCTTGGGCTTTAGCTTGGGCGCGGAATTTATCGGCTGTTTCGTCAATAAGACCTTCCATTCCTTTACCAGCTTTAAACGCGGTAACGCCAAACTTCAACATTTCCATAAGCAATGGGGTTAATTCAGGACTTTGTGTAGCTACTGGCAGGGCAGTTTGCATAAACTGGCTTACTGCGGTTAAAAATTCTACACGGTCTTGCTTTTCTTGCTGTTCGTCTTGGTAAATCATTGAATCTGTTGTAACTTCTATGCGGAAGTTTTTGGCAGGTTCATCTTTCAGCAGCATTAATGCTTGTGGTATTAAAGCTTGGTCTTGTGGGCTAAGTTGCATTGCACCACTAATTTTTACTATTGTGTCATCAGTAAAGTGGTTGCAAATAATTTGCGCTTTAATTTGTAGCAAGGCAGTAGCAAAGTTCACTACTTCATGCTGCATAGTCTTTAAACGCCCTGAAGCGTTATTAGACTTAATAATTTGTGCGCCTAGTGTTTCGTTAGGGTCAGTTTGGCCACGCTGAATGTCAGCAATGCCCATAATTTCATAAATTTGGCCCTTAACTTGGTCCATTGCTTGGTAACTGCTTTGCAGTGCAGCAGCAATTGGGGCAATATCTACAAGGTTAATAGCCCCTACCATGCCGCCTTTTTCGCTAAAGGCTGCGTAATTCTTAATTGGTAACAGGGCGTTGTTATCACCTTCTGTAAACAAACGCTGCAGGCTAGGTTCTGAAGCATCGTACACGCCCCGTACTTTAAGGGCTTGAATGAAGCCATCAATACGGTCTGCCAGTGTGTCTAGTTGCCTTGCTTGGTCTTGATACAGTACAAAGTCAGGTACTGGAATCATTGAATCCGTAGTAAGGGTAGCGTATAGCGGTTTTGGACAAGGCCAAAAGTTTTCTAGTTTTAATGGGTCATCACGGGTGTCAAGAATTTTGCCCATGCTTTTGGATAACCAAATAACTTGGCCGCTAGTTTTGTCCCATATTTCATAAATGCAGGCTTCTTTTGCACCTTCGCCCATTTTTTCATTAAAAGTTTTAGAAGTTTCAGGTTTTGTATCTAGCGGTATTTTGCCGCCTAAATCTTCACCAAAGCGTTCTACCAGTGCTGGACGGCCTAAGTACACCTTACGCCATACTGCGGTTACTTCTTCCCATGTACGGGCAACGGTTAAACCAAAGTCACGCCAATGGACATAGTCAACTGGGGCGCATTCATACTCTATGCGTTCTTGGTTTTCACGGTGCATACCGCCTTCTGTTTCAGCTTCGTCTATATCTTCTGTAAGTTGAAAACCATCATCAGGTGCGCCTTCACCCATTCCTGCAGCTTCACCAGTAATATGCGGTTCATAGCGTACCCAAGCTGTTCCGCGCCCACCTAACAGTCTGTCCTGTACGGTTTGCTTCATTGCACTGGAATAGTCCCCGTAATGCTCAATTTCATATTCAAGGGCGCGTTCTAGCATCATGGAAGCTACACGGCCTACTGGGTCATTGTCCCTAAACCTGCGGCTTACATCAGGGCGCGGTAACCGTGCAAATACTGCTGGGGTAATGGTTTGGACATTTGACCAAAGAATATTGAACTTGGCGTTTGGGTTGTTTCTGCTTCGGGAATCATCACGATACCGTTTGGTAATTCTGTCTGAACGGCTTTCCCATTCCTTAAAAGTGCGTTCATATTGGGCAATACAGTTGTACCAATCTTGGTATGTGTGTTCCATATTTATATCCTACGGTTTACTATTTTAGGGGTTTCTTTCCACATATCATTAAGGGTTACTTCAGTTTCTCCAACATGAAGGCCTTTAATTCTTGTATCTTTAAGAATAGGTGTTTCTTCATCTTTCCAAACCACTGCAAGGTAGCGGAAAGCATCGCTGCCGTGTGAAGTCCAATCATGGCGCGGCTTATCTCTAAATACTTTTTTATCTTCATCGTATTCTCTTTGGTATTGGCGCAAACATTCAATGCCTTCTTCTGTTCTATTATCAAACCAGCTACGCATTAATGCAAGCCTTGTTGCTTGTATTCCGTCTTGTAATGACAAGTTTGGCACAATTTTTAGGTGTTTTATGTCAATTTTTGTCGCAATTTGTTCAATTATGCTCTTACCACCACTAGCTAGTGTTTTTGCCCGTGCATCATGTGGCAGGTAATGTGTGCCATATTTGTACCCAAATTCAGCTTCTTTTTGTTCTAGCAAACCTGTGTAATAGGGTATGGCTTTGCCATTGCTTTGGTGGTAATCCAATACCCGTATTTCCCCATATACCACCTGAAACCACCAAATAGCCGTACTGTCATTAAAGCCCAAGTCCCAGCTTGTATGGCAAGGAAACATAGGGTCATAATCTACGGTGGTTATGCGTTTACTATCGGTTATGTACCGCATTTCTTGACCGTAAAACGCCCCTAAGATTGCAGCTTCAAAGCTACATAGAAATTCTTGTTCGTACTGGTCAGGGGTCATGCTGCGCTGGGCATCTTCAAGTTCAGCTTTAGGCAGCAGGTTTGTTTGGTCTGCCCTAAATGTACGGGTAAACCAATTGTTGTTTTTGGAAGCTTCGTTATATACATCATAAAAGGCATTGTGGCCTTTCGGTGTCCCAATAAATACGGCCCAGCCGCTTCTGTCTGCAAGTAACGGCCTTAAAACTGCACCCCATACGCTAGGCTTCATGTCGGCATATTCGTCTAGAATTACGCCATCTAGGTACATTCCGCGTAAAGCATCAGGGTTGTCAGCCCCAAATAGCCTAATACGCGCCCCATTAATAAGTTCTACCCACAATTCACTAGCGTTATGGCCTTTATAAAGTGGTTCTGCGTAGCGCATTAAGTAGTCCCAAGCAATTGACTTACTTTGGCTGTGGTACGGGCTTATGTATGCGTATCTAGCGTTTGGCTTGCCTTCTAAGCTTGCCCTTACTATTAAATCATTAATGCAAGCGACTGTTTTCCCTGCTCTACGGTGCGCGACAATAATAGCCCAGCGTTCTTTTCGGTTGTGGAAATCTTCAAATACTGCTCTAGGGCGGTATTTAAGCTTTACTAGCCTACTCATCTGCCCAAGCAAGCCTTATTTCACCACCATCTGCCCCTGTTACTTCATTAACTTGCGTTTCTTTCCAGCGCGCCCTAGTTTTTAACCAAAATATAGCGGCAGCAGTATTGCCTTTCTTGGCTTGGCTAAACAATGTACCAGCTATGGCTGCATTAGCATCAATGCGCCCTTCGTCTAGTTCATCTTGGTAATACTTAACCAGTGTATCTGCACTAATTTTTAGCCTTGTAGCTATATCTTCATGTGGGCAGCCTAATGCTGACAAGCGTTTAACCTGTTCTTTACTGTCCTTAGTTGGCTTATGCGGTGGCCTTCCCATTGCTGGCATCTTTTATATCTCCGATAAAGTAGTAGCTTTAGTGCGCCCTTCATGTAGCTTAACAAGGTCTTTATTACCTTGCATACGCTTAATGGCGCGTTCTGTAGCTTTAGTTTTCATACGGGCTAATTCATCCGTTTTACATTCACAATGCTTTAGGTTTTTAAGGGTATAAAACACAAAGCTGTTTCTATAGCTTTTAGGGCTATGGTAGGTAATAGGGGTTACGCCATGCAGTATGTTTACCCCATCCACAATAGCAAGCCAGCCATCATCCTGTGCTAAAGCTACCCTATAGGCAGGCATTACAAAGTAACCACCTTCTGCCATTTTCTTGCTAATTAACACATTACTGAATACTTGGGCCATGTTCCCTGCATCTACATGGTATTTAATAGCAAAGTTCTTATTTATGTTAATAGTGCTAAAGGGTGTGCCTGTTTTCATCCAATCAGGGTTTATGTTGTTGGCTTCCCCTTCAAAGTATTGGCTCATTTCGGGCAGTTTTGTTTGGTATGTACCCCATAATTCTTGGGCGGCCTTGCTTAAATAGGCAAACATTTTGGGGTCTTGTTTGGTATCACCACTGAAACGGCAATAATCTTCCCTTAACGGTACACGGGGTAATGAACCAAATACCGTGCTGTTAGTAACTACGCCCCTAGTTCTGCTGCTTTTCTTACTGGTACTGTGTGCGCTGGCATAGTCAAGAATAGCCTTTACTTCAGGGCTAACCTTTTTGTAAATACATACTAACTTGTCGTTTTCGTATATTTCACATTCGTAATTAATTACGGTGTCATAGTCTTTAGCAGTAGGCACTTTGCCTTTATAAGCATTGTGGTCTAGCTTTAAAGGGTCTGTAATGACTATTTTCTGCATTTTTCTAGTACCAGTGCCATAACAATGGTGGAAAAGTCTTCAGTTTCTAATTCTTTCTGAAGCTGTTGCAAGCCATTGACTACACTTTCAAATTCTTGTTCGTCATAGGCTAACCGTAGTATTTTGGTGTCCCCGTTCAAAAAGTTGTCTAGCTTTTCTTCAGGCAGCAGCCCCAGTTCAGCTTCTTGGGGTGTTGTATCTAGCAGTTCGTCTAGTTCGTTTTCAGTAAAGCCCAGCAATTCAAGGTTAAAGTTGCCTTTAAGCAGTTCTTCCATTTCTAATGCTAGTAGTTCACCATCCCAGCCAGCGTTCATTGCCAGCTTATTGTCAGCAATGATGTAAGCCTTCTTTTGAGGTTCTGTAAGGTCGCTACAGTCAATGGTAGGCACTTGCTTTAGGTTTAGCTTGCGCGCAGCCAGTAAGCGGCCATGCCCAGCTATAACGCCTGTTCCATCTACCAATATAGGGTTTC